GTCGCATAAAGTCGATGGCAATCCCTACCAGCCCTTGCCGCGCTCGATCGAGGAGCGCTGGCAGGGCGAATGCGAGGCGATGCGCCAGCGCTTTGCGGAAGTCGTTGCTCGCGGCAGACGCGGCAAGATGACAAAGGCTTCGGCCCTCAAGACCGAGGCCGACAGCTACACTGCCGCCGCGGCAGTCGACCTGGGCCTTGCGGATGCCGTGGCCGACCCGCGGGAAGCCTTCACCGCATTCATGGCGGAAGTCAAAGGATCCTAATTCATGGCTGCCTCTCGATTGATCGACGTGATCCGCAACGCGGTTCGCGCGGACCAGATCGTCTCGGATGACGAGGCGGAAACCGGCGCATCGGCGCCTTCAAACCAGGAGAAAACGGACATGTCCGTAGAGCAGAAGCCCGCTCCTGCGGGCATTTCCCAAGCAGATCACGAAGCGGCGGTGACCGCAGCGGAAGGCCGCGGCCGCGAACAGGGCGCGGCACAGGCGAATGCCCGTCTTAGCGCCGCGCTCGGCGCCGAAGGCGTGAGGAGTGACGCCGGCCGCATGTCGGCGGCCCTTGACCTGGCCCTGAAAGCGCCTGCCATGTCCGGTGAAGATGTAGCCGGTTTTGTGATCTCCAGCGTTCCGGCAGCCGCCAAGTCCGAGCCGGCGCCCGAAGCCTATGAGCAGGAGCGCCTGCGTGCTGCCGGCCAAGCCAAGCCCGCGCAAAAGACCGCGACGCAGGGCGGCGAAGATGTCGCCGGGCGCGCTCTGGCCAACTACTGCGGCGTGACCGGCACCGCCAAGCACAACTGAGCCGACGCCGCCAAGGCCCTCCCGATCAACCTCTGACCGAAAAGGTCCAAGTCGATGACCAGAATTCCATTTCCGCAGCCCGGAATGGCTGCCTTTCAGGCCGGTGACAACTTCACCTCGGCCGAGATTTTCAACTCGGCAATCCCGCAACCGGTTACCGAAGACTTCCCCGTAGCGGCGCATTTTGCCTTCCAGGCATTTTCCGTGGTCGGCACGAAAGCCGATGGAACCCTCGGTATGGCGACACTGGCCTTTTCGGCTGCCATTGCCGCGTTGGGCGAGTTAGTCTTCTCCGGCGTCGGCACGGCCGACGAAACGATCACGATCGGCGCCGTGACCTACACGCTCAAGGCGAACGTCTCCACGACGGCAAACCAGGTGAAGATCGGCGCGAGTGCCGCTGAGACGGCGGCCAACCTGATTGCAGCCGTCAACGGCGCCGCAGGCAGCGGCACCGTTTACGGGTCCGCCACATCGGTGCACCCCACGGTATCAGCCCTCTCCCGAGCGGATGGTGTCGTGGGTCTCAAGGCCCGGACGGCAGGCAACGCCGGAAATTCGATCGCTACCACGGAAACCGGCGCGGCCACGGCGTTCAGCACCGCCACTTTGCGTGGGGGCGCGGATCAGTTCGGTGTTCAGGCGATCGGCATCACGACCGCGCCGGTGCTTGATACCGACGTCGTGCAGAGCGTCGCCATCTACAGGGCCGGCAACTTCAATCCGGCGGCACTAAACTGGGATACTTCGTTCGACACGGCGGCGAAGAAGGCGGCCGCGTTCAGAGACGCGCCGACTCCTACCAACATCCTGATCCGCGAACGGCTGTAACCGCGCACATCCTTCAACACGCGCGGCGCGCTCGCCGCCTGTAGAGCATCTGGAGAGGCTAAAATGCCTGACTTTGAGAACTATGAGCTGTGGGACACCCACACGCTGCTCGGTGTGTACAGGGAACTCGATCCCGTCCCGAGCTATTGGCTCGACCTGCTTTTCCCCAACGAGATGTCCTCGACGGACGAGTACATCGACTTGGAAAAAATCCCCCGCGCAGGTCGGAAGCTTGCCCCATTCGTTGCTCCCATGGCGCAAGGGCGGGCGATCTATGAGGAGGGCAGCAGGGTCGCGCGCTTCAAGCCGAGCTATGTGAAGCCTAGCGATCCCGTGTCGCCGCTTCGCGCCTTGACCCGCCGACCCGGCACGCTGCTGAGCCCGTCGTCGCAAAGCCCGGGTCAACGGTACGATGCCGTCAAGGTAGACATTCTCGCCTACCATCGCCGCGCCGTCGAGCGTACCTGGGAGTGGCTTGCCGCCAAAGCCATCATTGATGGAAAGGTCATCATCAAAGGCAAAGATATGCCTGACCGCCTGGTCGACTTTGGCCGCGATCTTGGCCACACAATCGTTCTGGACCCTGGTTCGCGCTGGGGTGAAGTCGGCATTTCCATCCTCGACGATATCCAGGAATGGTCCGACATGATGCATGGCGCGTCCTTCGGCGGGGCACCGACGCGTCTGACCATTGGTACGGATGTCTGGGCAAAAATGCGCAAGGATCCGGAGATCCTGGCGGAGATGGACATCACGAGGCGAGGCAACACCGAACTGACCATTCAGACCGGACTGTTGAAGTCGGGCGAGGTGCGCTATGCTGGTTCGCTCGGTGCAGGCATCGAGGTCTATGTCTACAACGATTACTACACGGAAGGCTCCACGACGGTTCCGTTCATGTCGCCGAAGGACATCGTTCTGACAGGCCCGAACGTCCAAGGTTATCGCTGTTTCGGCGCGATCGTCGATCTGCACGCGCAGTTCGAAGCCCTTCCGATTTTTCCCCGCAACTACATCGTGGAAGGCGACGTCGCCCTGGAGCAAATCCTGACGCAGTCGGCGCCTCTGATGGTTCCGGTCAACCCCAATGCAACATTGAAGGCCAGGGTCGTCGGCTGACCTCGGCGGCCGGTGGCTGTCCACCGGCCGCTATTGGTGCGGCAACTGACCGCGAGGCCACTATGCAACTTGAAAGGATAAGGTGTTGAAAGCTTTTGCTAACGCAAGGGTCCACGTATGCCGGCAGCCTGGCGCTGTGGACGACAGAGGTCGCATCACGAAGCAGGCTGTCGTCGAAAAGATTGCGCCGGGAACGATATTCGACATCGACAAGAAAAAGTTCGAGGAACTGTCGGAGTTTGGAGCCGTTCGCGCCGCGACCAAGGCTGAAATTGCGGCTTTGGCAGCCGAACAGGAAACCGAGCCGACGCAGCAGGCCTGATTGTGGACATATCCACGGCGCGCTCCCGTCTCGTTCATGAGACGCGGGCGCGGCTCGGCGAGACGGCGACGATCCGGGCTCGGGTCGTTGGCGACATGTCGGCCTTGCCGGATGTCGATCGCGCGACCATGAAGGACCTTGCCGTTCGCTTCGATGTCGATCCGAGCCTCCAGGTCCTCGGCGATCGTGATGTGGGCGGCGCGAAGCGTCACTTCGCCGGCAGGGCGGTCACGGCGTCGGTTCCGCGCGATGCCTTGCAGTGGTTGCCGCGTCAGGGAGACCAGGTCGAGGTCACCAGCCTTGCCCACGAGCCGATCTTTACCGTGGTGCGGGTCGCAGATGATCTGCCACAGGTCGTGCTTCTCTATCTTTCCGCCGATGGTCTACGATCATGAGCCTCGTCAAGGCGATGATGCGTATGACTGCGGTCCATGCGTTGCGTGGCCGCACGATCGCCGGTCCGTTTGTGACGGCCTCGACCATCGAAGCGCTGGCATCCGTGATGGAGACCGCGAAACACCCTGCCATTCTGCTGCGAATCGACGAAAGCAGCGAGAGTGGTGAGAACGAGGGCTTCTTCGCAACGTCGTCACGCATCACCTTCGGCGCCGACCTGGTCGTCGCGAGCCGCCTCGTCTACGAGGTCGAGCAGGAAGAGGGGCCTGCGCGCACGGTCGAGGAGATCGTCATCGAGCCTACGGATGACGGGCTGGAATTCACGCTCGATCTGCTCGACCGGCAGTGGCGGCGCGCTTTGTCCGACCCCGACAACGCCTTTGGCGAAGCCTTCCGCGGGCTCGCCGCAACTATCGGCCCGGTGAAATCCCAGCGCGGCGTCGATCCGGAGACCGGACGCAAGCATGCGATCAGGATGATCGAGATCGAAATCGAGCCGATCTGCGACGTAGCGCCTGGGTATCCCATCCCGCAGGCGATCGAGGACGCTCTCGATCTTCTCGCCACGGTCGAAGATTACAAGCGCGCCGTCGCGATCATCCGCGACGAGTATGGCAAGGGCACAGCCCTGATGTCCTGGCAGAAGGTACAGGCGACCCTTTTTGCTACGGCGGCCGTCCCGGGCATGCTTGGGGTCGCGCCGCCCGATGCGGGCGAGGTCGTTGAGTTGGAACAGGCAGGCGTCGTGGTGAACGGCGCAGGTGGCGATTTCGTGGATGAAAGTCCATGACCGACGAACTGCTGGTCAGGCTCGTCCTCTCGCTTCAGCGCGAGGTGGCGGCGCTGCGACGCATGGCGGCAGGCACGTTGCGCTTCGGCACGGTTCGCAACGTCGATACGGAACGGAAGGCCGTCCAACTGCTGCTTTCCGATCAGAATGGTCGCGAGTTTCTCACGCCCTGGCGTCCGTGGGGCGAGATCGCGGGCGACGAAAAAAGCTGGCGACCGCCAACGCCAGGCCAGCAAATGATGATGGTGGCACCGCATGGCGACCTGCGCCAGTCGGTCGCTCTGCCGATGACGTTCTCGGATCAGAACCCTTCTCCATCCTCGGATGAGGCGACCCGCATCATCAGCAAGTATGGCGACGGGCTGCTGACGTTTACGGATGGCGGAGCGCGCGCGGAGTTCTCCGCGCCGCGCGTCGATCTTGGCGGGTCTGACGGCAAGCGTGTTGCCCGTATCGGCGACCGGGTACGCGTGTCGAGCGGTTCCTCGAGCGGCTTGTGGCCGATCGTCGAGGGGTCCGAAACTGTCTTCGCGGTGGATTGAAATGAAAAAGGACTATGTGTTGACCCACAAGGCGCCGAGGCAGCTTGGAGCGCCGCAGTCGACGGTGGTGTTGTCGAAGTCGCAGGCCGCCTACCTTCTCGCGCGCGGGCAGATCGCCGTCCCCACCGCCAAGGCCAAACGCACCAGCAAGGCTCGACGGGGCTGACAATGCAGTTCGGCATGGACCGATCCACCGGGATGCGGCTCGGCGGCTGGGACAGCGTCGTGCAGTCGATCGAGACGTTGATCACAACGCGCTACTTCGAGCG